ATACTGTCCCCTTGGTTACATCAATATCCTCTATGTAAGCAATAAGGCGCCCGGTCGGAAACTCTGACCTAAAGCGCTTAATACGTGCGTTTACATCCTCGTAGTTATCTAGAAAACCCATTTAGATTAGCTCGCTCTCTTTGAGAGCCTTGGCTATAGCACGACCGCGCACAAAGCCCTCGCCGTGTCCGTGCTTATAGCCTATCGAGTATCCGATTACCATAAACATAAAGCCCATACCGCAAGCGGCCAAGCCGATTAATATATCCAAGCTGTTCATTTGTTCGCCCTTTGTTAAGGCCGAGCAAGCTACCAAACCGAGTAGCCCTCTCGGAGTTTGTAGTATCAGTATGAGGCTAGCAACTGACATAAAGCAACTATCTAGCTTGGCGTGTCGGTCTTTGTCGTATCCTTAGGCTTAGATTTAAGGCCATTACCTGCCAGTACTCCACCTAAAGCCCCAGTTAAGAATATGGCCAAGGTCTGTAGTAACTGTATAAAGTCTCGATCGTTAGGAGCTTGAGCCCCTACTGGCTGAGTAACAAAAACCAAGGCGTAGACGGCCCCGCCTGTAATTACAAAAAAGGTAAGAGCTAATACCGCACCGATTAGAAAGATTAACCGTGCGTGTATGTCCTCAGGCGTTAGCCGTTTATTTTCTTTACTCATCGATCGTAATAAGATCCTTAGTGCAGACTCCGGTAGCCTCGCATTGTGGCGAAGTGCACTCAGGCTTTTCCCAGTTCTCGTATTCTTGGCACTCATATCTGACCCAGCCATCATAACCGCACCCCGATAAGAGCAAAGTCCCCATCAATGCCCCTATCAGGGCCCGGATCATTTTGAGCCGAGGCCGTAGGCCTTCTCGCTAGGTTGTAGTGCCTTAGCAAGAGGGCCGATAAGGCCGGCGATAAAGGCGTTAGCCAATACCTTAGGATCTGTAATACCTGACATATAGAGAGCTACTACTGAGGCTACCGCTGCACGTGCGTATGACTTTGCAGCTGCCTCTAATTGTTTTTTATTCATCTTTATCTCCTAGTCCTAATTTCTTTATTAACTCTTTTGCCTTTGCCGGTGTCACGTTTACCTCAAAGTGCATATCGTCCGGCCTGCTCTTAAAGTCTCCGCCCCATTTAAGGCCGTACTTTTTAGCTAGTGCACGTATCATTGGCACCTTGTCAGCCGGGAAAGTGTCGTATTTACCTAGTGGATGCTTTGTTGCGTTGAGATCGATAGCCGTCCCGCTTGAGTGGCACGAGAGCTTATCGGTAGTACCGCGCACCATACGAAAAGCGTAGGCCCAGTCATCAAAGGTACCCTCATCGATCGGCTCGATCAGCTCGTGAAACTCGGCAGCAAAGGCCGCCAAGAGAGGCCCAACACTCTCGGCGCACCTTAGCTTACGATCCGTACCGCGTACACGGTAGGACTTTATATTTATCTCATCCGGATCTTTTGAGGCCGGGTATCCGTTGTAACTAGTTTCCATTACTTGCCTAGTTTAAGACCATCTGGAATAGCCTTTGCGTACTCCCATTTTGCAATGTAAACAATGCCGTCACCATCATCACATAACTCGATTGTGCCACGTGGTGCAAAATCCGCATCTGTCAATTCTGGATATGTTTCAACAATAATTTTCCATAGATCCATTTTATGCTCCTAAATAAGTGACTTGAAAAGTCGTGTATTGAGACGATGATTCGATACTAAGATTTCCGCCACTGTTTTGATAAGCGTTTAACTCTATGTAATCGCCCACCGCTAAATCTATAACATAGTTTACATTTACTGTGACTGTATCACCGCTAAAAGGTGCACTTGAGAAATAATTTATTGTCGATCCATTTTTTTGCAATCTTACTAATCTAACTCCACTGGCATTTGATCCATAACCCACAAAACCACTTAACAAATATTTTCCGGCCTTGCCACTTGGTACTGTCATCCTAGTGTTGTTTGTAACATTTGAATGAAAACCATCAGTGTCAAAATTTTCTGCATCAAAGGTGATGTTTGTATATGTCGAGTTTGACGCTGTTTGATTTGTAGTTTTATATGCTGACGCACCGACAAAAGTAGGCGTTGAAGATGCAGGCGTTGCCCACTTTAGGCCCGTAGCTTCAGCCGAGTCTGCCGTTAATACGGTGCCATTAGCTCCTACGGCTAAACGGCTAAAAGTATCTGCACCTGTCCCGGGCACTAGATCACCTTTAGCATCAATAGCCGTGGCCATTGAGTTAGTAACGGTTACGGTACCTGAGGTACCTCCGCCGCTAATACCTGTACCTGCGGTAACTCCCGTAATGTCTCCCGGGTTTGCATCTGTCCAAGTGTAATCGAGATCTGTATTAGATGCCTTGCTTAATACTTGTCCTGTTGTACCGCCCTTAAGATCGACAAAGCTAGCATCGATAGAGTCTCCAAGGGCCTCAATAGCCGTAGCTCCATCTTTGACCAAATCGGTCGAAGTAGGTACAGGCCAGTTAAAATTAGGGGTAACCGTTGCCATTATGTCAAACCTCCAAATGCGTTTTCCCACTCAAGTGTAGCGTTTACACCTGTCCAAATCAGGCTAGGCGGGCTTACTGTGTCCCATTGTGGCGCGACCAATGAGAAATCTGTAGGGCTTAAGGTGAGCGTTATATCCACAAACTGAGGAGTAGCCCTAATAGCAAAACCCTCGACAAAGCCGTTAAAGGATCCGTTAAACATATTAACAGGCAGATCGTTAATAACGATAGGCTCACCAAAAAATACATTAATGAGCTTGTTACGCTCTGCATCCGGTAGGTCTGCGTTATCTAGTCTAAAAGTAATGGCCTGTAGCTGCTCTCGTGGAATAGCACGAAGGCCTAGCTCGCGATCCATTACATCCTCGACGTCGGTCAGCTTGTCTAGGTTAGAGTTAAAGCTGCGCTGATAGCGCCCATAGTTAGCGATCGAGTCAGCATCGAGGGCCGTAGCTTGGCTTGAGTAATTGTTACCGTAATTAAATACGAGAGAGTTACGTATCTTGCCTATCTGTAGGATTGATTTAACGCTAGACGGAGTAGCGTAATTGGCCGAGATAGTCGTATATCCGTTAGCCGATAGGTAGGTAGTACGAGCATCGGCATCGCCATAACAAACTCGCCCAGCCTTGTCCTCATAGATATTACCGAGTGCGCTTTGAGCGATCTGAGCGCATAGGTTATAGCTACTAAACGGATCGGCAGAGCGTGGGATCATCTCGTATAGGCCCGGACGATCGATCTGCCCAAGGCCTACGTTTTCAGCATCGGCCCAAGTAGTCGTAGGGTCGTAATCGATCCACTCTAAAGCAGGTGCTACCTCAAACCAAGAGTTAATAAGTAGGTCGTTTAGGATCTCGTAAATCTGCTCGCCGTCATAGTCTTTAGATAGAGCATCCGGGAAAAGAGCTTTAGTCAATTTAGATAAAGATCCGACGGCCAATATATTACCGATTGTTATAAATCCCACTTCTTCAGGCGAGCGCACCGAGATACCAAAATCCGATACCGTACCGCCAAACACGGGTACGTAAACGCCTGAGCTGTTTTTTAGCTCTAAAGTCAAGCTATCGGTTACATCAATATCAAAGGCCGTATTATTTACGTTTACGATCTCCATACGGGCATAGCCCGCGTTACATTGTAGATCGATATCATCTCGGCCAGTAGCCATAGTAACGCTGAGAACGTTGGTATATTCAGTAGTGCCTACGATTATTTTCCACTCAGGTAGCCACGTACTCACGCTATATACATCCCTGTACCGCGGTTAGTTGAGGTGCCTCTGTAGCTTGATTGATTGAGTACATCCTCGATCACTCGAGCAATAGCCTCAGGATCTCCCACAGCTGTATTAATAGTTACCTCTACCTTTGTATCTTTATCAAAAGCCCCTACGCCGTATTGAGATGGGATATTTGGCTTATCAAAATACAAAAGGTTGCCAAGGCTTTCAGCTATGCGTACGTCAGCTTGAGATCCCGGTGTAGATGTCTTGTTAAGGGTTAGCAAATCCTGTACTTGTTTGTTAATTGGCGTTAGTGTGGCTTGGCCTCCGGCGTTACCGCCGCTTGAGGTTAGTCCTCCAGCCGTGCCACCTGTACCAGCTTTATTAAGCAAAGCGAGATAAGCCTGTAGCGATGCCATACGAGCATCATCGGCGGCCTTTTGTGCCTTGGCTACTCGATCGATCATAGATAACTCGGCAGACTCGCGTAGTAAAGCTGCAGTATTAGCCGCGCTTGTAGTTTTACTTAAAGAGGCTAGGCGGGCTATCTCTGTGAGTTGGATCTGTACGCGCTCGCTATAACTCTCTTTAGCCGCTAACTGACCAGCGGCAGTAATGGCAGCGTTATACTTCTTAAACGCCTCCTCACGTGCTAGCTCCTTATCGCCTTCGGC